AACAACATCCAAATGGCGAGGAAGATTCAACTTAACTCTGCTTATGGTGCTATCGGCAATCAGTATTTCCGTTATTACAAACTAGCAAATGCTGAGGCAATCACCTTGTCTGGTCAGGTTTCTATCCGTTGGATTGAGAACAAGATGAATGCCTATCTGAATAAGATTCTAAAGACAAAGGATGTTGACTATGTTATTGCTTCTGATACTGATTCTATCTATCTCAATATGGGTCCTCTGGTTGAAACTGTATACAAGGGAAGAGAGAAAACTACTGAAGGCATTGTTTCGTTCCTTGATAAGATCTGTAAGGTGGAACTTGAAAAGTATATTGAAGGTTGCTACCAAGAACTGGCTGACTATGTGAATGCTTATGATCAGAAGATGCAGATGAAGCGTGAGAACATTGCCGAACGTGGAATCTGGACTGCTAAGAAGCGTTACATCCTAAACGTCTGGGATAGTGAGGGTGTTCGCTATGAAGAACCCAAACTGAAAATGATGGGCATTGAAGCAGTCAAATCATCAACTCCTGCTCCTTGTCGCAAGATGATTAAGGATGGACTCAAACTGATGATGAGTGGAACTGAAGAAGATGTAATTAACTTTATTGATAAATGTCGTGAAGAGTTTAAGTCTTTACCTCCAGAACAAATTGCTTTTCCAAGAACTGCATCTGATGTTCGTAAGTATCAATCATCATCGACCATTTATGCTCACAAAACTCCCATTCATATTCGTGGAGCACTTCTTTTCAATCATTATATAAAGGAGAAGAAATTGACTAACAAGTATTCTCTGATTGGTAATGGTGAAAAAATTAAGTTTGTATATTTGAAAAAACCAAATACGATACAGGAAAATATTATTTCCTTTATTCAAGACTTTCCTAAAGAGCTTGGTCTTGACAAATACATCGACTATGACTTACAATTTGAAAAGAGTTTTGTAGACCCACTGAAGTCCATTCTTGATTCAATTGGATGGAATGTTGAAAAAACTGTAAACCTTGAACTATTTTTTGCCTAATGGATCTTCCTATTAATGATCAAGAACTGAATACTATTATTAATGCAATGGCTCTTGGTGGAGACACTGCCTTGTTTCAAAAACTCAAACTGGTAAAAGAACTGAGAGAACAGGGTTTACCTTATAAAAAAATACTTCGTGAACAATACGGGATGGTAGCGTGATGGATTTTCTTAAAGAAATTGTAAAAGAAGTTGGTGGTGAATACACTCAACTTGCTGCAGATATTGATGAGACAGAAAAGTATGTTGATACGGGTTCATACATTTTTAACGCACTGGTTTCAGGTTCTATATTTGGCGGTGTATCTGGGAATAAGATTACTGCTATTGCTGGAGAGTCTTCTACTGGAAAGACTTTTTTCTCTCTCGCCGTGGTTAAGAACTTTCTTGATACTAACCCCGATGGTTATTGTCTCTACTTTGACACTGAGGCTGCTATTAATAAAGGACTTTTAGAATCAAGAGGAATTGATCTTTCTAGACTTGTTGTTGTAAATGTTGTAACTGTAGAAGAGTTCCGTGGAAAGGCACTCAAGGCAGTGGATATTTACTTAAAAAAACCTGAAGGAGAACGCAAACCTTGTATGTTTGTGTTAGACTCTCTGGGTATGCTTTCAACTGAGAAAGAGATTACTGATGCACTGAACGACAAACAAGTTCGTGATATGACCAAATCACAACTGGTCAAAGGTGCATTCCGTATGCTCACTCTTAAGTTGGGGCAGGCAAACATTCCTATGATTGTAACCAACCACACCTACGATGTTATTGGCGCTTACGTTCCTACAAAAGAAATGGGTGGTGGTAGTGGTCTTAAGTATGCCGCTTCTACTATCATCTATCTCAGCAAGTCGAAAGAGAAAGATGGAAAGGAAGTTATTGGAAACATTATCAAAGCAAAGACTGCTAAGTCGCGTTTGAGTAAGGAGAACCAACAAGTTGAAATCCGTCTATTTTATGATGAGCGCGGTCTTGATCGCTATTATGGTCTTCTGGAACTCGGGGAACTCGCTGGACTCTGGAAAAATGTCGCGGGACGTTATGAAATGGATGGTAAGAAAATTTACGCAAAGGAAATCCTGAAAAACCCCGACCAATATTTTACCGAAGAAGTAATGCAGCAACTTGATGCTGCCGCGAAACAACAATTCTCTTATGGAACGAATTGAGACAACTATTCTCAGAAACTTAGTATTTAATGAAGACTATTCGCGCAAGGTCATACCTTTCATTCAACCAGATTATTTTGAGCAAAAGACCGAGAAGGTCATTTTTGAAGAGATTGTCCAATTCATTGTTAAGTATGGTTCGGCAATTACAGTCGAAGCACTTAATATTGAGGTAGAGAATCGCACTGATTTAACCGAAGACCAAATCAAAGATATTAGAGATATTAACAATTCTCTAAATGATTCTCCTGTGGATAAACAGTGGTTACTTGATACTACCGAAAGGTGGTGTCGTGATCGTGCTATCTATCTTGCACTTATGGAATCAATCCATATTGCAGATGGTAATGATGATAAGAAGAATCGGGATGCGATTCCGACTATTCTTTCCGATGCGCTTGCCGTAAGTTTTGATAACAATATCGGTCACGACTATCTTCAGAACTATGAGGAGCGATATGAGTTTTACCACCGTCAGGAAGATAAGATCGAATTTGATCTGGAATATTTCAACAAAATCACAAAGGGTGGTCTCCCTAATAAGACTCTCAATATCGCTCTCGCTGGGACGGGCGTTGGGAAATCGCTATTCATGTGTCATGTGGCTAGTTCCGTCTTGTTACAGGGTAGGAATGTTCTCTATATCACACTTGAAATGGCGGAAGAGCGAATTGCAGAAAGGATTGATGCAAACCTTCTCAATGTACCGATTCAGCAACTGGTTGATCTTCCACGTTCAATGTTTGAAAACAAGGTCACTAGCTTATCTAAGAAGACACAAGGAACACTTATAATTAAGGAGTATCCGACTGCCTCTGCCCATAGTGGACATTTTAAGGCACTACTTAATGAACTTTCACTTAAGAAGTCATTTAGACCTGATATTATTTTCATTGATTACCTTAATATATGTGCTTCCAGCAGGTATAAGTCGAACCTTTCTGTCAATTCATATTCGTATATTAAGGCAATTGCTGAGGAACTTAGGGGGCTCGCCGTCGAGTTTAATGTCCCAATTGTCTCCGCTACTCAGACCACTCGTTCAGGTTTTGGTAGTTCTGATGTTGAACTTACTGATACTTCAGAGTCCTTTGGTCTGCCTGCTACTGCTGATCTTATGTTTGCCCTTATTAGCACTGAAGAGCTTGAGCAGTTGGGTCAGATTATGGTGAAACAACTGAAGAACCGATATAATGACCCAACTATCTACAAGCGTTTTATTGTGGGTATTGACCGTGCTAAAATGAGACTGTATGATTGTGAACAGTCTGCTCAAAAAGACATACTTGACTCTGGACAAGATGACGAGTATAATGATGAGGACAAGAAACCTAAAAAGTCGTTTGAAGGATTTAAATTTTAATGGAAACTGCTAGACACGTTAATTTTGATAAGTATGCTGAGTTTGTGGATGCTGTAACTTCTGATGCATCCAAAGACTTTCTTTCACTTTCTGATCGTCTTGTCGCGCTGGATGAGAAAGGTGCTAATATTGAACGTCTTCTGACTGCTGCCGTTGGTATCAACGCTGAAGGTGGAGAGTTTATGGAAATTGTTAAGAAGATGATCTTCCAAGGTAAACCCTTTAATGAGGATAACCGTGAGCATATGATTATTGAACTTGGCGACATTATGTGGTATGTTGCCCAGGCTTGTATGGCTCTTGAAGTGACTCTTGATGATGTGGTTGCTCGTAATGTGCAAAAACTTCTTAAGCGTTATCCTGAAGGTGCCTTTGATGTGTACTTCTCTGAAAACCGTGCTGCCGACGACCGATGACTAAAGAAAAGAAAGTAACACTTAAAGTTGATGTTCGTGCTGCTGCAGCAGTTCGTCAAGTATTATTTGAAGCACAAAGAGGATATACATATGATGAGGTAAGTGTTCCTCCTCGTATTGCTGATATTCGTTCAGTTATTCAAGATATTGATGATAACATTGGTGCCGTTCTTGGTGCCTGACCCGTAAGGGTTTTCTTGGGGAATTAGCTCATTTGGTAGAGCGCCTGCTTTGCACGCAGGAGGTAAGGGGTTCGACTCCCCTATTCTCCATTTGCTATTTGCGAATAGCGAATGTTGCCCGTGTACTCCAACGGTAGAGAGGGTGGACTTAGAATCCATACAGTGGAAGTTCGAATCTTCTCACGGGCACTAAATATTAATAAAAAGAGCAATGTCGGCAAACACTCTAGGTGCTGATGTAAACGAAATATACCTCGCATATTTGTTAAACAATAATTCTTTTCCAGATACAATTACTTCTAATCAGTTTACAAAAAGAAGTCAATCTGTATCTAAACAAGTTGTTGAGTGGCAAATTGGTAGAGCTGAAGCGATGTATACTAAGTTTTTAGAATTTCTCAGTAGGGGGAGAATGGGGTCTCCAGTTTCTGCATATTGGACTGCAAGACCAGGATTTAAATTTAGAGACATCGTTGGGTTTGATGTCAACCAGAGATTAAATCCAACTGATGTTTTGGTAAGACTAACTACAGGAAAATTTTATGGAATATCTGCAAAGTCAACTAAGAGCGGCGGCGCCGGAATAAAAAATCCTGGGGTAGGAACAATCGATCGTTATTTAGCAACAAACCTTGCAGCAATTGATATGAAATATTCTAATATGATAGTTGAAAAATACGATTTACCTACAGGAAAGGATGCAAGAAAGGCATTCTTAAATGCAAACCCGGGAATAAAAAAGAAAGTATATGAAAATTATTCTTCAAAAGCGTTGAGAGAATTGAGAGACAGTTATCTTATTCGTTTGAACCAAATGTCTCAACAACAAATTATTGATTTTCTAGTAACTGAATGGTTAAATGAGGATCCAGAAATTCTAAAATTACCTTATGTTAAAATTACTGGTAGTGGAACAAAAACGTATACTGCATCATTGTATGATCCAATTACTAACTCTAAATCGAAAAATTTGATAAAAGGACCAATTGTATTTTCTGCTGTCGGAAATGATGCTGTTGGTGTTACGGCAAATGATCAAAGAATACTTAAAATGAGATTTAAATATGCAAGCACTCAACTTGCATCTTCATTAAAAATGTCTGGTGATCCATGGTGATGAACGATTATCTTAAAAAACTTATTCACGATTTTAAAAGCAAAGACTTTAAAAACTTTGCTGCATATGTTTATACAACTCTACAAAAAGAGATTGATATGAGCAAAGGAAAACACAAGGAT